TCACCGACCTGCAAGACGAAAACTTTGATATAAACCTGCTCGGCTTTGATAATTCGGAACTTAACTTCACAGCCGAAATTGATTACGGAATCCTTGATGACGAGGATGTTAGTAAACAACTATCGGATATGGCAAATGGAGTGAGAAAAGCTATTCAGATTGAGTTTGAGCCTGAACATTACGATGAGGCGTTTGAACTGGTCAAATTTTGGCGTGACGAAAAAGCCTATGTAGGCATGATGCTGATGAATTACTTAAAGGCCGAGAAAGCCAAGCTATGATTCTCAAACAGGCCGAAGTCAAAGGCATTAAATACTTCTACCGTGAGGGCTTTTCTGACCAAAAGACCTTTGAAGAAGTGATTGGTAACGACACCTACCAAAAAAAAGGCTTCAAAATCCTGCCTGATGAGAGCTGGATGGACTGCGGTGGCAATGTAGGGGCGTTTACCCTGCTTGCTTGCTCAAAAGGCGCAAATGTCACGGTATACGAGCCTGACCCTTTTAATTGTGAAATGCTGGAAAAAAACCTAAAACTCAACGGTTTCAAGGCAACGATTAAGCAGGCCGCACTGGTTCACAACGACACCAAAGAGATAATCCTGTTTATTGGCAACAACAACAATGTATGGCGCAACTCCATCATTAAGAAGTGGAACAACAAAGGCATTAAAGTGCCGTGCCTAAACTTCAACGAAGAAGCCAAAAACTTTGATTCTTGTAAAATGGATATAGAAGGGGCTGAAATGCCCATCCTAGAGAATTACTCCCATATATTCAACAAGTTAGTATTTGAATGGAGTTTTGACATTGACCCTAGCCTACCTAGATTTTGGGCTATTGTTGAAAAGCTGCAAAAAGATTACAAGGTAGCCCCTGTTGGGAATACTGGTAAGTTCGTCAGCCGTGACTACGATACATGGCAAAAGTCATGGTTTCCTGCCTGCACTAATGTTTACTGCACAAAATGAAAATAGTTGAACTCGTAAAAATTGACCACAATGTAAAGATTGGCGATATATGCGGTGACATTGAGCCAACCGTTACTGAAGACACCCTGTTCATGGCTGATGGTGAAGCTGTAGGCTTTTACCTGAAAGAGATTACGGGCAAACTAAAGCAGCTTGCGGATGTAGCCAATGCTGAACTTTTAAGCGAAAGAGTTCCTAAAAGCGAAATGAGAAGGTCAAGCGGCCTACGGGATGCCCAGTTTGAGGTTAAGCAATTCAGCACTATTCTTGGAAGCTGCCCGCCAAAGCCTCACATGAAACGACCTTATCCTGCCATTTCAAGCGTTCATCAGGTAAAGACAGCACAAACCTTTATCAAGGCCATGTATATGCTGTGCAAAGAATCTGAGAAGCTAATCCAAGAGATTACCCCTGAGATATACGAACGCCAAAAGCGAATCATTGCTGAAAAAGTGCCGCCTAAATTCAGATTTGGTGATTTATTCACTTCCAGCATTAGCAACTTCAACATTCCTGCCCCATTCCATAGGGATGCAGGCAACCTTGAAGGCTGCGTTAATGTGATTATTGCAAAGAAGGTCAATGCAAAAGGTGGGAATACAACCGTTCCTGATTATGGTGCAACCGTAGATAGCAGGGATAACTCAATGCTTGTTTACCCAGCATGGCGTAATGTGCATGGCGTAACCCCTATCAGACCTACCGCAGAAGGTGGGTATCGGAACAGTTTAGTGTTCTACCCGTTAAAAGCATTTAACAATTATTGGGATTAAATCGGAGTTATTAAAATGGCTGAAAGAGGCAGACCCCCACACAAACCCACAAAAGAGAGCAGAGAACAGGTAAAAAGACTGTCTGCGCTGGGTTGCCCCCATGAGGATATTGCTACCCGTTTAAAGATTAGTGCCGATACGCTGGTTAAGTATTATCAGGATGAATTAGACGAAGGCCGCATTGATGCCAATTCAGCTATTGCTGGAACGCTGTTCAATCAGGCTAAAAAGGGTAATACCGCTGCTGCAATCTTTTGGCTAAAGACACGGGCAAGATGGAAAGAAACACAAGTAAACGAAGTCACGGGTGCTAACGGTACTGACCTAAGAATCTCATGGGCTGATGAGTAAGGATATAAAGCTCAAATACCGCCCTAGAGCCGTTTTTGAGGATTACCACACCCGTAAGCATCGCTGGGCAGTAATCGTGGCTCACAGGCGTTGTGGCAAGACTGTGGCCTGTATCAACGACCTAATCGTCAAAGCCCTGCTAGAAAACAAGCCACACGCCCAATACGCTTACATTGCCCCGTACTATTCACAGGCCAAAAGCGTGGCTTGGAGATACTTGGAACGCTTTTCAGAACCCGTTATGACCAAATCCAACCAATCAGAGTTATGGGTTGAACTGGTCAATGGCGCACGAATTCGTTTATTTGGTGCTGATAATCCTGACGCCCTGCGTGGAAACTTTCTAGATGGCGTGGTATTAGACGAAATGGCAGATATGAAACCATCGCTGTGGGGTGAAATTATCCGTCCATTATTGGCAGACCGCCTCGGCTGGGCCACATTCATTGGGACACCGAAAGGGCATAACGCTTTTTACGATATATATAACGAAGCCACTAAAAAACCTAATTGGTATGTAAAGGTGCTACGGGCTGACCAAACCAACCTTTTGCCGCAATCAGAATTAGACGATGCCAAAGCCTCAATGTCAGAAAACCAGTATGAGCAAGAGTTCCTATGCTCGTTTGAGGCCGCTATCCTTGGGGCTTACTATGGGCAGGAGATGCGCAGAATCACGGATTTAGAGCGCATTACAACGGTGGACTATGACCCAATGTTCCCTTGCCATACCGCTTGGGATTTGGGCTTTAACGATTCCACAAGCATATGGTGGTTTCAGGTTGTTTACGGTGAGATTAGGGTGCTAGACCATCACTCCAGCAACGGACAAGCCATACCGTTTTACACCATGCTTTTGAAACAAAAAGAGGATGAGTTTGGGTACAAATATGGCTACCATTACCTGCCGCATGACGCTAGAGCAAAAACACTAGCAAGCGGTGGAAAGAGCATAATTGAACAAATTTCTGCAAAAATTGACATAAAACACCTAAAAATTGTTCCAAATCTGTCATTACAAGACGGAATACAAGCATCACGACTTGCATTAACACGCTGTTGGTTTGATAATAGATGCGAAGAAGGAATTGAATGTTTGCGCCAATATCAAAGGGAGTGGGATGATGATAAAAAAGTATTTAGAGACCGCCCGAAACATGATTGGACGAGCCACTCTGCCGATGCTTTCCGCTATTTGTCAATTGTTTGGAAAGATGAAGAAAGCCCTATTCTCTCGGATACAAGGCCTAAAGGCCTGCATGTCGGGCAAACAGAAGTAACCCTTGATGAATTATGGAAACAAACCCCAAAAATAGTTAATCGCAGGATATAAACATGGAACACACATACGAAGATTGGTTCAACTGCATTGCTCAGTACGAGCGCACATTCAAAGAATGGGAAGGCCGAGCCGATAAAATCGTTAAGCGTTACCGTGACGAATCCCGCAGTAGGAATAACCCTAATGCTAAGTTTAATATCCTATGGAGCAATGTTCAAACCATTACCCCAGCGGTATTTGCTAGACTCCCAAGACCCGATGTAAGCCGTAGATTCCGTGACAACGACCCAATTGGGCGTGTTGCTTCTATGATGTTAGAGCGGGCGTTGGAGTACGAGATTGAGCATTATGGTGACTATGCCAGCGCAATGAAGCAAGCCGTTCAAGACCGCTTACTTGGTGGGCGTGGCACGGCATGGGTGCGTTACGAACCGCATATTACTGGCGAAATGGCTGGTGATGATATACCCGAAGATGGCCTGCAAGTTACCGAAGATACAGACGAAGCAGAAACCGAAGGCGGTATTTACCGTGAAAATCAAGAGCGTATTGAGTATGAGTGCGCTCCTGTTGATTATGTTTACTGGCGTGACTTTGGTATGACAACTGCCCGCACATGGGAAGAAGTCACTGCAGTATGGCGCAAAGTCTATATGGAACGCCCTGCCCTTGTTGAACGCTTTGGCGAGGAACTTGGCGGTAAGATTCCGCTTGATACAAAGCCCGATACTTCAAAATCATTTAACGAGAAAATGACCGAAGGTTCACGGGAAGCCTTGATTTATGAGATTTGGGACAAAACAAGCGGTCAAGTGATTTGGATTTCCAAGTCTATGGGCAAGATTCTTGATACCCGTGATGACCCGCTACAACTAGAAAACTTTTGGCCTTGCCCAAAACCAATGTTTTCAACGCTTACAACTGACAGCCTGATTCCTGTTCCTGATTTTGTGCTTTATCAAGACCAAGCAAGACAGCTAGACACGCTTGCAGACCGTATTGATGGATTCATTCACGCCCTTAAAGTTCGTGGCGTTTACGATGCCGCAGAGCCTTCACTCGGTCGTTTGTTTACCGAAGGCGAAAACAACGCTTTGCTACCAGTTAAAAACTACGGGGCATTTAGCGAAAAGGGTGGATTGCAAGGCGCAATTAACCTTGTAGACATTAAGCCAATCGCTGAAGGCTTGCAGATGGCTTATCAAGCTATGGACCAAGTCAAAGGCCAAATCTACGAGATTATGGGTATTGCCGATATTCAAAGGGGACAGACTGACCCTAACGAAACTCTTGGCGCACAGATTATCAAGTCAAACAATGCTTCAGGCCGCTTAAAAACTATGCAGCATGAAGTGGTGAACTTTGCTACCGCCCTGTTACAAATTAAGGCGCAGATTATTTGCCAGCATTTCACCGAAGACACCATCATCAAGATTAGCGGTGCAATGCAATTAAGCCCGCAAGACCAAGCACTTATCCCGCAAGCCCTTGCACTCCTGAAAGATGAACCCGCTAAAAACTTCCGTATTGAAGTAACTAGCGACTCCATGATTTATCAGGATGAGCAACAGGAAAAGCAAGACCGTGTTGAGTTCCTAACCGCAGTTAGTGGCTTTATGCAAACCGCATTACCAGTAGCGCAGGGCGTTCCCGAACTTACCCCATTGCTTATGGAAATGCTCAAGTTTGGTGTGACAGCGTTCAAAGCTGGTAAAGGCTTAGAAGGTTTGATTGACGAAACAGCCGACCAGTTTAGACAGCAAGCCGAACAAATGAAAGGCCAACCAAAGCCGCCATCACCTGAACAGCAGAAGATGGAAATGGATATGCAGCTTGAACAGGCTAAGATGCAAGCCGAACAGCAAAAAATGGTTATGCAGCAACAGATTGAACAAGCCAAGATTCAGGGTCAAATTGAACTTGAAAAGGCTAAACAAGAGTTCCAAGCGCAGGAAAATCAACTTAAATTCCAATTGGAAGACCAACGCAACCGTGAGCAAATGCAAATGGAAATGGAACTTGAGCAGGCCAAGATGGATACTTCCAATAACAAAGAATTGTTGCTGGCTTACCTTAACAACGCTGCTAAGATTGAAACAACCCGCATTTCATCAGGTTTAGATACTGGTGAAGCGGCTTATGCTGATAATGTGCAGATGGCTAACATTTTGCAAGACCAATTAGGATATTCAGACATGAAAAATCACCCATTACAACCTGCAATTGAGAATATGTATAACAGCAACCAGCAATTGACACAGTTGCTGGCTACATTGCTAGACAAACTTAGCCAACCTAAGACTGTTGTTCGTGGTCAAGACGGTAAAATTATTGGAGTTCAATAATGCCTATAACAGTCAAGCATTTAAAGGTTTCAACCGTACCCGATTCAGGCGATGACACCCTTGTAGAGCCGTCAGATTGGAATGCTGACCATACCCTTACGGGCCTTGGCACAATGGCAGAGCAAGATGCTAATGCCGTAGCAATCACAGGCGGTACGATTAGCGGTGTAACGCTGCCAGCATCCAACATTACTGGTACGCTTGGCGTTCCCAATGGCGGTACAGGCGCAACTACTTTGACGGGTTATGTCAAAGGTACTGGCACAACTGCCATGACTGCATCCGCAACCATCCCAAACACGGATATTACTGGGTTAGGCACGGCCTCAACGAAAGATGCAGGCGCAGCATTAGGCGTAGCAACTCTTGACGCTGGCGGTAAAGTACCAGCCTCACAAATCCCTTTACAGGGCGATTTAAATTATCAAGGTACATGGAATGCAACAACAAACAGCCCTACCCTCACAAGTGGAACAGGTACTAAAGGTTACTACTATGTCGTGGATGTCGCTGGAAGCACAAACCTTAACGGCATTACCGACTGGCAAATTGGCGATTGGGCAATCTTCAACGGCACAGTATGGCAAAAGGTCGATAACACCGATGCCGTAACTAGCGTAAACGGCTTAGTTGGCACGGTTGTTTTAACAACTACTAACATTGCCGAAGGTACAAACGAATACTTCACAACCGCTAAAGCAAGAGCATCGGTAAGCGCAGGTACAGGCATTAGCTATAACAGCACGACAGGCGTAATTACCAATTCAAGCCCATCTTTGGGTGGCGATGTAGTCGGCCCTGCATCCGCAACCGATAACGCCATTGCCCGCTTTGACACCACTACTGGCAAGCTAATCCAAAACAGCACTGTCACCCTTGATGACAACGGCAATGTAGCCAATTTAAATTCTGTAACTTTTGACACAACTCCTACTACCCCGCCTACCACAACAGGGTCAATGTATTGGGACGCAGGCAACAAAACCCCCAGCTTAATTCTTGATAACGATGTAGAACTGCAAGTAGGCCAAGAAAATGTAGTGTTGGTTTATAACAATTCTGCATCTATCATCACTAACGGAAGCGTTGTGGCGGTCAATGGCGCACAAGGCCAAAGACCTGCCGTAGTTTTAGCCGATGCCGATACAGAGCCTTTGTCTGCTGGTACTTTAGGCATTGCAACCGAAGATATAGCAGTAGGTGCAGAAGGCTTTGTAACCACTTTTGGCATGATTCGTGGTTTAAACACAAGCGCATTTACCGCTGGAAACCCTATTTACTTATCAACAACCGCAGGACAATTTACAGCTACACGCCCATCTGCACCTGCTCACACCGTATTTTTAGGGTGGGTAATCAAGGTAAACGCTAGTTCAGGCGAAGTGTTTGTAAACATTAGCAATGGCTGGGAACTTGACGAGTTGCATAATGTATTGATTACAAGCCCGACTGGTGGAAACCTGTTGGCTTATGACCAAACAAATGGCTATTGGAAAAACATTAACTTAACCGATGGCACAGCAATTAGCATTACGGAAACAATAGGCGGTGCAATTACCATAGCCAATACTGGCGTAACTCAAGCTACGGCTGGGACTGGTATCAGTGTATCGGCAGGAACAGGCAATGTAACCATCACCAACACCGCCCCTGACCAAACCGTAGCAATTACGGCAGGCACGGGCATTAGCGTGTCAGGCACTTACCCTAACTTTAGCGTAACCAATACTGCCCCATCAAGCGGTGGTACTGTTACTAGCGTTAGCGGTACAGCAGGCCGCATTACTTCAACTGGTGGCAATACGCCTGTAATTGACCTAGCAAGCGGTATCGCAACAGCAGGAACGACAGGCTCTAGCAGCCTTATTCCTGTAATAACCGTTGATACCTATGGGCGAGTGACTTCCGTAACCACAGCCGCAAACCCACAAGGCACGGTCACTAGCGTAGGCGGTACTGGCACGGTAAACGGCATTACTTTAACTGGAACTGTAACTTCTAGCGGAAACTTAACCCTTGGTGGTACTTTATCTAATGTAAGTTTAGCTACCCAAGTAACTGGTAATTTGCCTGTAACTAACCTAAATAGCGGCACTTCTGCTACATCTTCAACTTTTTGGCGTGGTGATGGCACATGGGCTGCACCAACTGCAACTGTAACTCCTGCTTCTGTTTCTGACCAAGCAAATACTTCTACTGGTTATTTTGATTTACCAGCAGGTACAACAGCACAAAGACCTGCAAGCCCAGCAACAGGAATGGTTCGTTACAACACAACAGAATCAAAATACGAAGCGTATAGCGGAACTGAATGGGTAGCAATATCTACAACACCGTACAGTTACTCTGCTAATTATTTAGTAGTTGCTGGTGGTGGCGCAGGTGGAACTTGCCCAAGAACAAACTTTGAAAGCGGTGGTGGTGGTGGTGCTGGTGGATATTTAGCTTCTACAACAACTTTAGTTACTGGTACTGCTTACACGGTAACCATTGGCGCTGGCGGTGCTGGCGTTTCATCCGATAGAGGTTCGTCAGGGAACAATTCAGTTTTAGGCAGTATTGCGACAGCAAATGCTGGCGGTGGCGGTAGTGGTGCTGCTAAAGCTCCATTTACAGGCGGTTCAGGTGGCGGTGGCGAAGGCTGGGGCAATATGACTGGGGCTGCTGGAACTTCAGGACAAGGTAATGCTGGCGGTAACGGAAGTGCCAACGGTGGAATCGCTGCAGGTGGTGGTGGTGGCGGTGCATCTGCTGTTGGTAGCAACGCTTCAGGACAAGTTGGCGGTAACGGTGGTAACGGTACAGCATCTTCTATATCAGGCTCATCTGTAACTTACGCAGGTGGTGGCGGTGGTGGCGGTGGAGCTAACGGAAGTGGTGCTGGTGGCTCTGGTGGTGCTGGTGGCGGTGGTGCAGGCCGTTCATTCCCAGCAAATACCAATGGCGAAAACGGAACTGCCAATACTGGTGGTGGTGGTGGTGGAACTAACGGAAATACTGGTGGTAACGGTGGTTCAGGCATAGTGATTATTAGCTACGCAGGTTCACAGCGTGGTACGGGTGGTACTGTAACTTCATCAGGCGGTAACACAATTCATACATTTACATCTTCAGGAACATATACAGCATGAGCCATTTTGCCAAAGTTTTAGACGGGAAAGTAATTCAAGTTATTGTTGCCGAACCTGAATTTTTTAATACTTTTGTAGATACTTCAGCAGGAACTTGGCTGCAAACTTCCTACAACACACATGGCAATAAACACCCCGAAAACAAGCCTTTGCGGGGAAATTATGCTGGGGTTGGGTTTACCTATGACCATCAAAATGATGTATTTTACGAACCACAACCTTTTCCAAGCTGGATTTTAAATAAAAATACATGGCTTTGGGAATCTCCAAGCCCATATCCTGATGATGGCAAATTGTATCGTTGGGATGAATCAAGTTTGTCTTGGAAAGAAGCGACTATTTAATGTTTTCAACTGCTTTTCAGGCTAATGCGTTTCAAAATAACGCTTTCCAAATTTATAACCCGCCCCCGCCTGATGGTCAAAAGGTAGGCGGTGATGATGCTACTTGGACGGAAGATGATTTAAAACGCTTACGCAAGTTATCCGCAAAGATAGCTGAAAGGCAGCGCAAATTAGACCAAGCCACAAAAGAAGCAAACGCATCACGAAAACAAGCATTCAAAGAAAAGATTGACCCTGTTGCTAAAGTTAAGCAACCTAAAGTACAATCCAAACAAGAGGTTAAAGCTGATATACCGTCAGTTGATACACAAGAACTACAGCGGTCTATTAGCTACCTTGAACGACAACGGGATAACATCCTTGAGGCGGTAGCTTACAGACACCAGCAATATCTCATTCAAGAGCAATTGCGAGTAATGGAAGCCAAACGCCAAGAGGAACTTGACGATGAGGCTGCATTATTACTATTGCTATAAACCCACACGCTGAATATAAAAAAGCCTACGATAACCTACACGCTGGCAGGTATGCAGCTGGATTTAGGCTTTTTGAATACCGCTGGCATCCTGAGATTCTTGCCAACCAAACAATCCCATACGCAAGACTGCCCGTAGCCCCAAAAGCATGGCAAGGCGAATCGCTTTTAGATAAAACCATCGTTGTGCAGATGGAACAAGGCTTTGGCGATATATTCCAATACGCTAGATTCCTACCAGCCCTAAAAGTTTTAGGTGCAAAAAAGGTGGTGGTTTTAACTGTGCCTAATTTATTCGGTGTTTTAGGTCAAATGGAGTGTATTGACCAATTAACCAACCTTACAGAAGCAGGCCCAGCCCACGAATGCGATTACTGGATTGGCTCAATGTCATTGCCGTACTACATTGACTGCGCAATGCCCTATGTAAAAGCCCTGTTCCCCGTTACAAAGACTAAAGTCGTGGGTTCAGAAGGCTATTTTGAAGCCGAGCCAAGCAATATTCCCAAGAAAATAGGCGTAAATTGGTCAGCAAGCAAGGGTAATTTGCATTGGATTAAGTCTATTTCAGCAGAACATATGGAAGAACTGGTTGGCAGCGATGCTTACAGTTTAAACCCCGAAACAGACGCCAATTTTTACCCCTTACCGAACGATGGCTGGAAAAAAGACTGGGCAATTACCGCAAAACACATGAAGGCAATGAAGGGCGTGGTCACAGTAGATACGGGAACGGCTCATTTGGCTGGTGCTTTGGGCGTTAGATGCGTGGTTTTGCTGCCTAAAGAGGAATTTGTCTGCTGGCGTTGGAAAAATGCCCGCTGGTATGACAGCGTTTGCACCCTTAGACCTGACGAATACGATAAATTACCTGAAATCATAAGGAGAATGTAATGGCATTGGTAAAAATCAAGGTTACTTGCCCATGTTGCAAGGTTCAACACGATGAATATGATGAAAAACAGTTAAGTGATAAAGAAAAATACCTTATTTACTGGAATATTCCGTTTGACACCCCCGAAGCAGAGCAGGCATGGCAAGACAAACTGAACATGACCCGCAGGGAAGCCCCTATGGTTGTGCCTGATATTGCAGGCCATATAAGCATGGCTGATGGTTCGTGGATTTCAAGCCGTTCCAAGCATCGTGAAAACCTAAAGCGCAATAACTGCGTTGAAATTGGCAATGATGTGCCTACCCAGCAAAAACCCATTGAATTTAGCCGCAAAGAGCAGGAAGCCCGCAAACGGCAAATTGCTGAAATTACTTACTCCAAACTTAACTACCGATAGGAAAAACCATGTCAGATGACCGCAGAGAACTACTTGAAGCAGCCTTAGACCAAGCCGAAGAAGGCACACTTGAAGCACCTATTGAAAAGGAGATTGAAGTAAATGACGACCCAATCCAAGCCGAAAACACCAGCGAAGAAGGTAGCGCTGAAGAAAGCAACGACCGTGATGAAAAAGGCCGTTTCAAAAGCAAAGCCGAAGAATCCAATAGCGAAGCGGATTCCGCTGAAGAATCTGACTTGGTGGGACAAGATAGTGATGTTCCTGACGAGGAAATAAAGCGGCCTACTACTTGGAAAAAAGAGTATGTAGAGGTTTGGAATAAGATGCAGGAAGGCAAACCGCTAGATAAAGCGGAATTTGCTAAGTTTGCTGAATATGCCAACCAGCGTGAAGCTGAATACAAAAAGGGCGTTTCTGCCTATAAAGCAGAGGCCGACAATGCAAGGCAGCTTACCGAAGCACTCGGGCCGTTTATTCCTGAACTGCAAGCCCAAAACATTCACCCCGTAGCTTGGATTAACAATCTAGGCAGGGCGCACATGATTTTGACCAAAGCACCATACGAACAGAAGGTGCAAATGTTCCATAGACTTGCACAAGATTATGGAATACAATTAAATTCAGATAGCTTACAAATGCCTGAACAGGCGTATGTAGACCCGTATCAACAGCAGTTAATGCAACAGCTACAAGCAACACAACAGCAGGTGCAACAACTGTCAGCGATTCGGGAGCAAGAGGAAAATGCTCGGTTGACCCAAGAAATCAATCGAGTAAGTAGTGACAAAGAGCGGTTTCCGCACTTTGAAATGGTACGGGAAGATATGGCTCAATTACTTGAGCGAGGTTTAGCCCCAAACCTAGAAACGGCTTATGCCAAAGCGGTGCGTATGAACGATGAAGCGTACAAACTGGAGCAGGATAGACTCCTGAAATCAGTAAGTACCCAAGCATCTAAGGCACAGCAAGTAGCAAAAGCTAAAGCAACTGCTGTTAGTCCACGGTCTGTTACTCCTAGCGGCCAAGTGAAAGGCACAGATGCAAAGGATAGACGGTCTTTGCTGATGGCTAATTTAGTCGATGCAGAAGGCGGTCGGGTTTAACTTAATCTAATAAAGGAAATATCATGGCATTCGCAAATAGCGCAATCACCGATATTATCGCTACTACCATTCAAAGCCGTAGCGGAGTATTGGCAGACAACTTAACGCAAAACAATGCAATTTTGCAGCGTTTAAGTCAAAAAGGTAATGTTCGTCCATTCTCGGGCGGTAATGTTATCTTGGAAGAAATCATGTATAACGACCCAGCAACCAACAATGCTAATAGCTACAGTGGTTACGAAGTCTTGAACATCACTCCTGATAGCCCAATCTCGGCTGCTCAGTTCAGCATTACCCAATATGCTGACTCAGTAACGATGAGTGGTTTAGAAATGCTCCAAAACAGCAGCAAAGAAGCAATCATCGACCTTTTAGATGGTCGTATGCAAGTTTCTGAAGCCCGCTTGTTGAACCGCATTTCGGGTGACCTTTATGGTGACGGTACTGGTAACGGTGGTAAGAACATCACTGGTCTAGCCGCTGCTGTAAGCACTTCACCTACAAGCGGTACATACGGTGGTATTAACCGTGCAAACTGGGCGTTTTGGCAGAACCAAGCTACAACTGGTGCTGATTCATCTACTTTGATTCAAGCTGCTATGACAACTGCTGCTATCAAATCTGTTCGTGGCTCTGATAAGGTTGACCTTATTGTTGCTGGTAACACTTTGTATCAGCGTTATGTAGCTTCTTTGCAAGCGATTCAGCGTATTGCTGGTGTAGAAGAAGGTGCAGCAGGTTTCGCATCTTTGAAGTTCTACGGTGGCGGTATGTCTGCTGATGTGGTACTAGGCGGTGGTATTGGCGCACAAGAGAACCCATTGTATATGTATCTCTTGAACACTAATTACATCTTCTTCCGTCCACACAAAGAGCGTAATTTCGTACCTATCGGTGGCGAGCGTCAGTCTATTAACCAAGATGCAATCGTGAAGCTATATGGCTGGGCTGGTAACTTAACCTGCTCTAACGCTTCATTGCAAGGTATCTTGACTGGTTCTTAATCAACTGACTAATTAAAGGAAATTATCATGTCATATTCAATTACCCCTACCTCGGGCATTAACTTGGATGATGTAGTTCAATCTACAACTCAGGTTATCGGTGCAACTACCGTAACTATCCCTGCTAACGGCCCTGCTGGTTCACAAGTTTGGGCATCAGACGGTAAGCGTTATGTATTGGGCGTTGCAGGTGCAGCTATTACAGCTTCCACAGCAACTTGCTCTATCAATGCTTCCACATTCGTTGTTACGCCTTCAGGTGGTGCTTACACAAGCCCAGCCGTAGCCGTAGCTTCAGGTGCTTATGCTTGGTTTGCAGCAACTAGTGTTTAATAGTTTTATGTAGTAAAAACAGGGGGTTACCTTAATCGGTAGCCCCTTTTACCTTTAACTTTACCTAACTACTTAGGAGATTTAAAAATGGCTTTACCTTCAGACCAACAAGGAGCAGATTCACGCCTACAAGTACGCTTTTACAAAAAGTCGGTACAACAAGAGCAAGAATCCATAGACGCTGGCAGACCAATATACAAAGATTTTGATTTTGTTCATATTTGCGTAGCTGGCGATACCCTCACCGAAATTGACACTTATGCGCTAAATAGCCATAAGCAACGCTTTCCTATTCAATGGGCAAACTACATGAACCGTGTAGGTGCGCATGACGAGGAAGTGGTTGGAACGCCTTTGGCAGAATGGCCTTTAGTATCAAAAAGCCAAGCCGAAGAATTGCGGGCAATGAAGTTTCACACGGTAGAATCTATTGCAAATGCTTCAGACCAACAGTTACAGCGTATGGGTATGGCTGCTGGAATGTCACCTTATGCGTTCCGTGACAAGGCAAAGGCATTTTTAAATCTAGCAACAACGGCAGCGGAAACCGATAAGCGTGAGCATGAAATTAACGCTTTGAAAGAAGAACTTGCCAAAAAAGACTTAGAAACTGCTAAAATGAAACAAGAAACGGAAGCGAAGCTGGCACAAATGCAGGAACAAATGGCCACTATACTTGCTGCTGTTGGTGAAAAGAAACCCCGTAAACAGAAAACGGTAGCCACAGAGGAAGCCTAATATGTCATCAACAATGCTCCAATTAGTCCAGCAAGTAACAGCTGAACTTAACTTAGCCGTACCTACTTATGTGCAAGGCAACACCAACCAAGATGTGCAACAAGTCTTGGCTTTGATGAACCGTGCAGGGTATGACTTGATTAAGGAACACGATTGGCAAGCATTGGAGTTGGAATACCGTTTCTACACCACAGCTATCACCACAACCTGTGACACCATTGAAAACACTTATGATTTATTAAATGTTGCCAATACCACAGGTTTGGATGATACCTACTCAATCGTTGGCACAGCTATTCCCCAAGATACCTATGTCAATACAGTTTCAGGGTCAACCGTAACGACTACTCAGTTAGCCTCGGCTACAAGCGTTGGCGGTACTGTGACTTTCAGTAAAACGAAATATCCTTTACCGCCTGACTATGAAACCGTAACAGATAACACCCATTGGGACAAAACCAAACATTGGCAAATGCTTGGACCTGTTGATGCCCAGCAATGGCAATGGCTCAAATCAGGCTATATTTCAACAGGCCCTCGGGTTCGTTGGCGTATTCTTGGTAATGAATTCCAAATTTGGCCGCCTTACAACACTCAAGAATATTTAGGTTTTGAGTACCGTTCTAAAGGCTGGGCTAGAAGTGCCACAAATCAAGTTAAAAACAGCTTTACAGCCGATACAGACACAACCGTATTAGACGATGCAATCATTGTGCTTTTGACAAAACTCAAGTATTTCCAAGTTAAATCGTTTGACACTACTGCATTGCAACAAGATTACAGCCGCTATTTAAGCGTTGCTAAAGCCAACGATAAAGGCTCTGCTACCCTATCCTTTGCACCTAGCCCAAGTGCCGTGCTTATTGGGTGGGCGAACATTCCTGATACTGGTTATGGCAGTTAATCATGGCGGTAGCTAAACAACGCACTGCCGTAACTGCATCGCTTCCTGCTCCTATTGGCGGCTGGAACGCTAGGGATTCGCTTGCTGAAATGAATCCGTTAGATGCGGTTCAAATGATTAACTTTTTTCCTACACCTACCGATGTAACCCTTAGAAGCGGTTATACAAAATCAAGCACAGGCATTACAGGAAAAGTTCTTTCATTGCTTAATTACAGCAGCCCTACTGGAAACACCCTTTTTGGGGCTACAAACAATACTATTTATAATGTAAGCACTTCTACGGCTTCTGTAAGCCTTACAGGAAACACTAGCGGTCAATGGGTTCAAACTAGTCTAACAACGGCAGGTGGCTCGTTTATGCCAGCCGTAAACGGTCAAGACCCTATGATTGTTTATGACGGCACAAGATGGTCTAGGTCAGCTACAACTGGCACAGCGCAAACTATATCTAGTATTACAAGGGGCGGCACAGGCAATTTGACTGCAACCATGACTACGGCTGTTGCTCACGGATTAGTGACTGGCAACACTATTACGGTAGCGGGTGCAGTTCCAGCAGAATTTAATGGAATTTACCGAGTAACCGTAACAGGCGCAACTACCCTTACTTACACAATGACAACCGCCCCAAGCGGCAATGCAAGTACCGTAGGCACTTATACCGTAAGATATTTTATTACAGGCGAAAATAGCGAAAATTTTGAAACCGTTAATTTGTTTAAAGAGCGGCTATATTTTGTTCTTAAAGACAGCCTAGATTTTTGTTATTTGCCCGTTGATTCAATAAACGGTGCTGTAACTAAATTTCCGTTAGGCGGCATATTTAAAAATGGTGGCTACCTTCAAGCAATGGGTACATGGACCATTGATGCTGGTTATGGCGTTGATGATTTAGCCGCTTTTGTTACTTCTAACGGTGAAGTTGCTGTTTATAAAGGTTCTGACCCATCTGACCCTAATGATTGGGCGTTAGTAGGTATTTGGAACATTGGGCAGACTTTTAACCGTAAATGTATGTTTAAGTTTGGCGGTGATTTGCTTGTTTTGACGGAAGGTGGTTTAGTTCCATTGTCTGCAGGACTGCAATCAACCCGCCTCGACCCCCGTGTAAACATTACCGATAAAATTTTCTTTGCTATTTCACAAGCTACTTCTGCGTATTCTAGTGTTTATGGTTGGCAAATCAATTATTTTGCCAAGCAAAATATGCTTATATTGAATGTGCCTGCTATTAGCGGCTCAGAACAATATGTCATGCACAACATTACAAAATCATGGGCAAGGTTTACCAATATTCCAGCTAATTGTTGGGAATTAAGCGGTGACGAAATGTATTTTGGCGGTGATGGTTTTGTAGGTAAGTTTTACGATACCAATGCCGATGCAGGTTCAAATATTACAGGATTTGCCCAACAAGCGTACA